CTTACTTGAACCGCTTTGCTTTGCTCGGCTTGCGTTCTTTTGGCTCTTTTTTTATTGCCATGATAACGCTTGCGATCCCTGTTAATAAGGTTCCAGTCGCTACCATTAGTTCAGCAATCTCTGATATTTTCATATCTTCCTCCTTTCTGATTATATTATATCACGGTATGCCGTGACTGTCAACACCTTTTATAAAAATAATTAAATATTTTTTATTTCTGGAACTAGTTTCAGAATATAATGAACGATTGTCGCGCGAAAAAGATCCTTGATTTTATCTTATTTATTGGGCTTTATCATAAATGGTCACGCGAAAATCACGCGAAAGGCAACAAAAAAGCCCTCCCAAAATTGGGAGGGTTGTGTGTCTTATATATGTTAGATTATAAAGTCGACGGCCAAGGGTCATCCGTAACATAAGAAATCAATGATACCCGTATATCGCCAATGTCTCTGTTAGTCGGTACCGGATCGGTGAATTGAAATCTTAAATGATTAGCGTCAGTAGCAGAGCCTACATACCATGTACCGTACGGAATACCGCTATCGTTAAAGATTTGTCCAATTAAAGAGAATGGCGCTCTAAAGCCATAAGGAATTGCCCCGTTACCTAAAATGAAGAACTTTCTGTCTCGGTCGCTTGGATGTGATGCATATCCCGGACCATTACGACGGATTGTCCCGAACCAACCCCACTGAAGCCCGTCAAAACGATATGTAACTTGGTTGTTAATGCGTCTGACGTGTACAGCGGAAGCCCCTAAAGTCGAACTAGTCTGTAATTTTCTCCAACCAGTATCCCCAGTTAGCACTTCCCAGCCTTGATTGTCTGTTCTCGAACGTTTTATCCACTTAAGAGCACCATTTGTAACGGCAGTATCAACGTAAGTCGTACCGACTGGAGCATTAACACGACCGTTAGGCATACCAGTACCGTGGATTTCATATTCGTTTACTTGCCCAGCATTGCCAGCGCTACGCTTCAACTCTTCCAAGTCGTTTTTGGTTGCTAGCGTGCTTGTATCAATGACTGGAATTTTTGACTTAGTAACAAACGGGTCGCCCCCATTTTGGAGCTTGGTATCAATCAGAGCGTCCAAACCAAGTTCTAAATGCTTTTCCTTGATGTTTGTTGTCATTTGGTTTTGAAGCGTGGAATAGGTCGGGAATAGTTCATAAGCCTTTGTTTCTTTCAAGTATTCAGCTTGTTTTGAAGTCAGCGCCTTAATATCCCGGCCAATCGCTTTTATAACTTCAATAATATTGTTCATAGCGTTCACTCTTTCGCTGTGGTATAAGTTGCCACTAAATCAAGGTTTTCCAATTCCGTGAACTTTTGGCCCAGTTCTGTCATTTTGGCAATAATTGCACTATCCGGAGTTTCTCCCGCCTTAATTTTGTCAGCAATCTCTTTCAGGGTGTCTAGTTCTTCAGAGACGCCTTCCCCTAAAATAGCGGTTTTCACGCCCTGAATAGCTGTTTCTAGTTGTTGCTGTGTAATTCCACCTTGACCGGTTTCAGTTTTTTCAGCCTTATTTGCCAGTTCGCGCTTGATTTCCTTGATATCAAGCCCTACGGCTTGGGCAAATCGTGTAAGTCGTTCAGTGTTTAAACTCATTATTTCTCCTTATCTGTTTAAATTTTGGCTAGGTTGTAAAGATCCACCAATTCAGGGAGGTTATCTTTTTCGCTTTCTTTTACAAGGTCTTGAACTTGCTCGCTAGTGTATTCCTCAACTGATTGGATAACGTCAACTTTAGCGCTTCTATCACTCGGAAAGACATAGTTACCAGCTTCAATTTCAATGTGATAAATTCCAACTGGTAAGACTTTACCGATTTTAAAACTAACCTTGGAATTTTCTACAAGGGATTCAATTTCAATTTTCCCTTTGCTATTTCCAAGTCTAACTTTTGCGGTTTGGCCGTCTAAACTAGTGATCTTCTTGTTATCGTAATCTAAAAGCTCAAACTCAAAAAGAGAAGAGAAGTCACCCTGTTTAATGACTTCCCCGCCCTTGGTTTGGTTCAAATTTGTTGAATTGAATCCAATCATTCAAGCATACCCCATAAATCTGTACGGTTGCCGGCTCCATCCACGGTACCAATAGCCATATAGTTGCGGTTTCCGGATTCTCCCACGTAAGAGATCCAGCGGAAACCTGCATTGGTACCCTTAGAATCGTAATGAACCTTCTCACCCGGTTGGTAAGTTGCCACGATTTCACCGGTTAAATCCGGATAACGGCGGACGTTGATAGGACTATCTCCCACGGTGAAAGTAGCATCTTCAGGGAAGAACGGAACTTCATGGCTGTCCATGACTTCCGTAATGATTTCTTTCAATTCTTCTTTTTCTAGTGGTTCGCCTTTTGGTCGGAAAGCGGTAGGATAAAGCGCGCTATATGGATAGATAGCTAAATCAAAGCTAGCGCCCCCATTCGGTCCAGGTTCACCGCTTTGGTTTTGACCAAGGAACCAACCTTGTGAGCCATCAATATCACCTACAAAAATAGCCACGTGTGAAACCGGCGTAACTGCCGTTTCCATGAAAATGGCGACTTCCCCGCCTTGCATGATTTCAACTTCATCAAAATAATCAAGGATTCCGTTGCTAAACCGCTGTTCCCAAAGGTCTTTCACGTAACCGGAATCCGTACAGTTTGCGAATGGAACGCCTAACCACAAGCAATATTTAGCGTAGCCGTCCCAACATTGCCAGCCATACCAGCCATCAATATCAAACCCACGGCCTAACACTTCATCTTGAAATAGTTTTACTTTATCCATGTTTTTCACCTCAATTCTTCCAGGCGTCGTTTGCTGTTTTTACAGCGGATTCAATGAATGTATTTAACTGATCATTCGTTAAATAGATATTGTGTGCTTCAAGCCCTTCAATAAGGCTTGTTTTGGCATATTCCAGCTTATCCTTCCCGTGGATGTCCAACTTATCCGCTACTTGCTCGGTAGCCTGTACGGCGTTTTTAGCTAGGATTTCAACCACTTCAAGGGCTTTCTTCCCGCCTCGCGTTGTAAGATAGTTTTTTACTGCATTAACAACAATACCAACAAGCACTACAAGAATGCTCATAGCCCCACTGGTTACAATTTCAGTAATTTGGTTCATTTCAATTTTCCTCTTTAATTTCTAGGTCTAAAAACCGTTCAAATAGCACTTTAATAGCACCATTCCCGCCTAATTCAATATAACTCTCATAAAGGCGGGAAAGTTCTTCTATTTCGTGCTGGTTAGTGTAGCCCCGTTTTAGGGCGTTTTTCAAATTTTCTTGCAATCGAAAACGTTGCAAGCGTTGCAAGCCTTTTCCGATAATAGATAGATTTTTCTGGTTATCTTCTCCGATTCCTTCCACGTTCAAAACAGATTTTTCTAGGTCGTCGATCTTATCAGAAAGGTCCCTTAATTTTTGATCTGCTTCCTTTGTATTCTTGGAACTTTTGAAAGAAAAATAACTAGGAATAATCACCACCAGAACCGGTGTCAGCTTGTCAATTAGGTCCACTAGGGCCATTTTAACCACCTCCCTAAACTGGTTCTAATTGCTTTACTGTGCCGGTTGCGTTTCTAGTTCATTTGAAGCCTTTGGCGTTTCCTTCGGTTCAGTCCATTTCCAAATACCAATTTTTCCGTTTTTATCCAAATCTTCAAGCTGTTCCAAGGTTTCCCCTTTATAAGTAAATGCTTGATTTACTTGGACCATTACGCGTTTTCCTTCTTGGAATTTTTCTACATGGTCCGGATTTTCAAGTGTGAAAATTTCTTGTGGTTGGTAAGTTTTACCATTTTTTCCAAGGTCAACCAATTCCAAACCACGTTTAAAGATAGTTGGATCAAGCGGGTGATCTACGTCAGTTACCCGTGCAAGGACCGCCCAATCTGCCACGGCTTTTACTTCCGCGATTTTAGCGTCTTTTTCAGCTAGCTTTTCTTCATAGCTTTCAGCTTGTTGGTGTAAATCTTCCTGAAGTTTCTTCACGCCTTCAGCCGGGTTTAACTCGGTTGAAACCTGTCCTAATACTGCCTTAATAAGCGCTTCATCTGTTTCACCCAGACGGTCACCGATTAAAACGCGTTCAAAGACTGTATAAGGGTTTTCTTGTCGGATTGCGACAAAAGTACGCCCTTTTTCTTGCAAATATTTGTTAATAACTTTAAATTCCATATATTTTTTATTCCTCTTCTAATTTGTTTGCTACTTCATCAAAAATGTCTTTTAAATCCTTATCAGATTCAAGAACTTTATTGATTTTTTCAAGCTGTGCCTGAACTTCTACAAGTTGTGCCTGTGCTTCTAAAAGCTTTTCCTGTGCTTCTTCGCTAGCCTTTTGGAGTTCTTGCATTTCATCTTCCAACTTTTGAATGTAACCATGGTAATTTTTTACTTGCGTTTGAAGCGTCGCAATGATTACCGCTTTTTGTCCAATTTCTGAAGCTAGTTCGGAATGTACGCTATTATAAAAATCTTCGTTCATTGATTTTCCTTTCTTAAATGCCAAATCTATCAAATTCTTTTAGTGAGTTAGCGACTGCATTTCTAATAGAACTGTGAAGTGCTACTTGCATTTGTGAACCGGTTTTAGGGATTGTAAAAGTGTCTGTCACAAACCCAGCATTCACAAAATGCTGTAACGCTGTTTTTAGGCTCCGCAAAACTTGCCGTAACCATACGCCATTACTTCCGTTATTGATTAGTAGGAAATCGCCGGCTTGCATATTGGTATTTCTTCCATTTGTCCCAAAAGGCGCGATAGTCGTAGCGCCCCACGTTGAAATTCTCCAACCGTAGGGGTTTGAGTTAGTGACTGAATCGTAATCATAAGAGTGCGTAAAGTTAAATCTGTCAGCTATAAAAGTCACCTTATCAGCGTTTTCATGGTCACCCGTACCAATACCGCGAACGGTATCTACTATCATTCCATTGAATCCCCCGCGGTTCCAATTACGAAAAATATCGTTATCGCGACGATCTGCCCCGATAATAACTTTTGAGTTAATTCTATGATAACCATCTACGCGAATATCGTCGTTTCTAAAGAACATTCCTTGACTTGACGCCCCAGGTTCTTCACGATAGACGCCGGTGTTATTATCACGAAAAGCCAAACGGCCATCATTAAGGTTAAGCACGGTTTTATCATTTATAGCGGAAATTGTTTTTCCTCTTAGCCATTCCACCAAAGCGAATTCAATCTTAGCCTTAATAAATTCAGAGTTTAAACCGTTGATATTATTAACATTCAGGTTGAAAATGTGAGCTTGTGAAGCGTCGATTTCTTTAATGTGTGCCGTGTCAATTTGGGCCTTTCCAATCATTCCTTTTTTAATAACGCCATCTTTAATATAGGTTTTTTCGCCAATAGAAAGCAAACCTTCATTAATTCTTATTGATCCATCCGGGTTTAAGTTTAATTGCCCCAGTACGTCCCCCGCGCTGTTAATGTTCCGGATCGAATAGGAACCGGCTAGTTGTGTGACTTGCGTCCGTGTAGCTTCCAAACCTTGGGCCACCTGGACGGCTTTACTCTGCGCGTCGCCAGCAAGATTTTCAGCTTCTTCGCTTGCCTTATAAGCGTCATCGAATTGGCTAGGCTTATAGGTTCCCGTTCTGCTACCTCGTACTAAAATAGGTTCCTTGAACTCAATCCAACCATTCTTAGCTAGATAAATATAAAACGGAAAGTTTTTGTCCTCACCAAACTCGAAATCCTCTTGAACCGTAAACGTCCTTTGGAACTCATACCACTCTTCAGAAGCCTGACTATTATGCGTTCCAATATCAGCAGATAACAGGATTTTATTTAACCCGTGGTTTTTGATGTTGAAAGCGAATGTACTATCAAGTTTTGAAAGTATTCGAAATTTAAAACCTAAAGTATAAGTTTCATCTTGATAAATCTTTTTAACATAGATGGGAAGTGTGAAGCCTGACCAATTATAGCCGGTTAGTCCTTCTGCTTTAATCGTAAAAATACCGTTATCTACTGAAATATTGGCTTTAGGGTTGCTGTTTCCAATAAGTGTGTGCTTATCCATTGTCATGGAATTAACAATCAAGTTATTATCATCAGTGACATACTTCCCTACCTCGGTTCTGAAAATTTGACTAGACATAACAAGCCGGGAAACCTTATCAGGCGCCCCGGTTTCAGACGTCCCCAAAATTCTTTCATAGAGTTTATTGCTTTCAGTCAGTTTATTAAACTCTACGTTTTGTCTAATAATTTTCCTTTCAGTTTCTTCCGTCTTTGTATTTAAACGGGAAAGGTCGTCATTCGTGCTTCTTTCAAAACTATCAAAAGCCGTTTTAGGTGTAAATTCGGTTTTGATATTTTGGAGGATTTTATTATAAATCACCCCAGAATCAGTTTCTTTCAAGGTTTCCGTTACCTTTTTTGTCAGGTCTTGACTTTCTAAAACTTGTCTTTTGATCTGCTCCGATAGTCTAGCGGTGTCCGGAATGGTTCCAGCCTTCTTCAAAGCTTCTTCCGCCTTCCGGTCAGCCCTTTGGATTGCTTGGTCAGTAGTTTGTTTCAGTTCATTGAACTTCTGATCAATTGCTTCCCTTAGACTAACTTCATTGTAAGTTCTTATGATTTCTTCCCAAATTTCCCCGGTCCAGCGATACATGATTTTATGGCCTTCATGCTCTGGATCTGGTTTGTACCAAATATCATTAATCAATACTTTTTTAGGGTATTTCTTTGTAGGATCTTCAGCACCATACCAATTGGTGTTGTAGCCGTCTGCCGTCTTGATAAAATCCGGTAAGTTTTGGACAAAGCTATTGAACTCATTGTTAATAAATTCTTCAACTGCTTTGTCTGCCACGGCTTGAACCTTGGAAGATGAACTTTCACCGATCTGGTCGCCTAACTTGATATCACTAGATTGATTGTTTAAACGGTTGAAAGTGATTTCAAAAATCCGTGTGTCATAGTCTAACTTTTTATCATGCCGGACAACTCGGATAGTGTCCCCAATTTTAACACCTTTCAGATAAACGCTTGATGTTTTAAGAGTTAATTGTGGACGGGACGCATTAATCAAGGCTTGATAAGTTAGTTTTATCAATTCATCTGGATTTTCTTCCTCGTTAAAATCAACAAAACCAATCTTAGCCCTCATGGTTCCATCTGCATTCTTTATCCCGTATCGTCTAGTCATTTCAGGATCTTCGAGGTATTTTTGGCCCAATGGTTTATCTAGCGGATTGCCTTCCGCCTTGGACCATACCACATTTTCAAAGGTAATTTTTCTACCGTAACCGTCCGCGGTTTTTCCGCTTTCTTCAGAACTTGAAACCTGTTCACCTTTCCCCCGTCCAATCAAGGCCGTGAAAATATTGGTTCTTTCTACTTCCTTCAGGATCTCTAGCGCATTGTGTCCATAGACTACCCGTTTCCCTACGGCTTCACCGATTTTCTTTTTAAAATCAATGTACCGGGCGCCTATTTCGTTGCTGTTCATTTCAACAAAGAACTGCATTTCCAAGCCCCAAACCTTACAGATTTTTTTAAGGGCTTCAAAGACTGAAGTATAGTAAAAGTTGGTGCTGTGGTTTGTGGTATCAGCAATAAAACGGGCCTGCCAATTCGTACCCTGTAAGAGTTCATTAATAACCGGTTTGGCCGGTGTATTTTTAGGGCGTTTATCAAATACCGGGGTTTTTCTTAGTTCTTCAATTCCAGACTGGACGCCCGTAAACGTTGAAATGTCGCCTTCTGTTTTCTTTTGGGCAATATAAAAGTAGTGGTATTGATGGCTATTTTCCATTGATTGGATAGCCATATATTCCACTTGTTCGAAATCATCATCATTTAGCGCCTTTGTCTCAACCGTCAAGCGATCTGAAACATAGTTTTCAGTGGTCAATGAATAAGTCTGAAGGGCTGTTTTAACCGCTTTTCGATTTACGATTTTAACAAGCTTTTCTTTTTCATCAAAAAGATAAATCATGCTCTTTCATCCCTCCAAACTACCTTCTTAACCGTCGCATTAACCGCGGTTATTGTGTCACCGTTCCGGACTGTAAAATTCTCTAGCGGACTGAACCGCTCCAACTCGCTTAGAATATTCCGGCCACCAAACGTAATTTTGATTTCATCCGGATCAAAAGAAATAATAATATCTTTACCGGGTGTGTAGGTCCCGGCAAAAGAAAGCACCTTGGACCCATTCAAAATTTGAAGTTGGCTTGTGGTCTTGGTTGGTGTAACCGTGATAGATTCTGGTAACACTTCCACCGCGTCCACCAAAGAAATAGGCCCCGTTGAATTTTGGGGCCGTTTTTTCTTGTAACCATCCGGAATCAGCAAGTTGAACTTACTAACAATACTTAGGCTTGTTTCTTCAAAACTATCCGCCCCGTTGAAATAACCGTAGTAAATGTATTCCGGTTCATCCTGGAAAGAAATTTCAAGGAATCCGCTAGAGGCGTGTGTCCTTAGAATTTTATTTAGTTTAGCGAACTTGTCCCGCATTTGGGCGCTGGTGTCTGCTTTTAGTTGGTACTTGATTTCTAGGGTGCGTTCTTCGTCTGAAAAACCATCCACCCAAACACCACGCCGGCCAGGGACTTTTGTAGTGGAAACGTTCTGCCCCAATAAGCCCCGGCCTGTTACTGTTAAATGTCTGTAACCCTCAACTAAACTATTAAGAGGTTGTCCATTAATTAGTAGGTTATCGCTAGGCTCAAAAGTAGCAACTTCCTGATCTAATTTTCCTAAACTAGTATAGTTATACATACTTCATCACCCTTTCTAATAACTTCCTAAAATTAATTCCATTTCTTGTTCTCTTGTGATGTCATTTGTAAACGCTCGGTAAGTCGTGCTTCCAAGTTTCAAGGTAATATCTGCCGGCTGTTGGTTCACTGTCAAAATTCCACCATCAAAATTAACGTTTGGATCATAAGCGGTCAAGCTTCCCAAAGCACCTTCTACTGTGCTTAGTTCATCTTGGAATACCCCGGACAAGTCCTTATTAGTAAATGCATCAATAGCCCCTTGAGCCATTCCACCTACTGACTTAGCCACGTTTTCAGCCTTGCTATCCACCCCGTTGATGAAACCTTGGTCAGTATAGATACCAAACTGTTTAAATACCCGTGAAGGCGAATGGATACCAAGCAAGTTTTTAGCCCAGTTAATCGCACCACTTACCGCGTCTCCTACGGCGTTAATCAAGTTGCCGGCAAAGTTTTTAACACCATCTACAAAACCATTGATTAGGTTAGCCCCTACGTCGATAGCCCCACTAATGAAGTTTCTAGCGCCTTCTACCGCGCCAGAAAAAGCGGAAGTAACCGCGTTTACAATATTAGAACCGGCTGTGGTAACTGTTGAAACTACGGTATTCCAACCATTTGAGATAGTGCTAGTAATTCCGCTCATAAATCCATTGATTCCGGAAGTAATGCTGTTCCAAGTGGAAGAAATAAGCGAACTAATGCCGGACATAATACCAGACAAGAAAGAACTGATACCGTTCCAAGCGCCAGTAATAACGCCGGTAATCACTCCAAGGGTTCCGCTTATGATGGAACTAATACCATCCCAAATTGAACCGGTGAAATCCTTAATACCGCCCCAAATTGTATTCCAAATATTGGAAATTGTATTCAGCACGGTTTCAATCACGGTTTTGATTGCGTTGATAACAGTAGTTATTGTTGCTGTGATTGCATTCCAAACAGTTTGTAGAATCGTCAAAATCCCGTTCCAAATATTATTCCAAAGGTCTGAAATAAAGGTTAGTACAGCATTAATAACGTCACTCACAACTTGGATAGCGGTTTGGACGATTGAAACAATAAGGTCCCAAATTGTTTGTAGAACCGTAGCTATTACATTCCAGATAACCGTCCAAATTTCTTTCAAGAGATTAAGACCGGCTTGGATAATTGCAATTAAGCCTTGAATAGCTATTTCAATACCAGTTTTAATACCTTCCCAAATCGTACTAGTGATTTCCTTGATAGTTTCCCAGGCACCGGACCAGTCGCCGTTGATGATCTGCATTACTAACTTAATAATTCCAAGAATCACGTTTAAAACGGTTTCTATTGCGTTTTTGATGGCATTCCAAACCGTTGTTACTATTGGAACTATCGCATTCCAACCGGCTTCAATAACCGGTGCTATTGCATTGACTATAGTTTCAATAACTGCTTTTATAGCGTTCCAGATTGTTTCAGCCGTCTGAAGAATAAGCTGGTGATTTTCATTCCACCAAGAAATAAGGCTCCCAAAGATCTGTTTCACAAAGGCCACTACTTCATTAATGGCACTTGAAACAGCCTTAGAAACAGCCTGAAAGGCTGAATTAACCTTATCTCGGAACTCTTCACTTGATTTATACAAGCCCACCAAACCGGCCACGAATAGCGCAATAAGGCCAATTACTACCCAAACAGGGCCACTAATAGCACCAAGGGCGCTACCAATCGAACCAAACACGCCGGAAATGGCTGTACCTCCAGCCGTTGCGCTTTGAAAACCAGTAATAAGGGCGGAAACAGCACTTGAAACCTTGCTTACAACTCCAACAATTCCACCTACTACCTTAGTAATGGTACCTACTACCGTAAGGATTGGACCGGCAGAAACCACAATCGCGCCAATCCATTTTTGCCACGGCTTCAATGGTAAGTTGTCCCAGATAGTACCTAAAACGCGCACAATGTTATTCTTGAATGTGATTATTGTATCTTTTAGGTTTTGCATTAAGCCTTTTATATCAGCATTTTTCTGACCAAGCCCAGCAACCAAGTTTTGGGCGGAAGCCTTCATGGCTTCAAAGGACCCTGCCACCGTTTCGCTTGCTTCTTTGGCCGTCGTTCCGGTGATTCCCATTCGTTCTTGTGTAACGTGGATAGCTTGGATAAGCTTATCGAATGGAATATCCTTTACGTTTTTGGCCGTAGCCTTGAAACTGTCACCCATTACGCCGGATTCATTAACCAGCCGGGCCATTTCTTCCTGTGTACCACCATAACCCAATTTAAGGTTATCTAACATGGTATAGTTGTCTTTTGCAAAGCCCTGATAGGCGTTCTGAATGTCTTGAATATTCGTTCCGAACTTATTCGCATTATCCGCCATGTCCACGATAGCCATATCAGCGTATTTTGAAGCCTGGACGGTATCACCACCAAGCCCTTGTAACAAACTAGCAGAAAAGGAAGTAACTTGTTCCATGTATTTCACGCCTGAAATGCCGGCCCGCTTGTATGCTGTTTCTGAATTTTTGATAACAGTTCCAGCGGAATCTTTAAAGAGTGTTTCAACCCCGCCCAGGGCTTGTTCTAACCCGGCAAAAGATTTAATAACACCACCGACGGCACCGGCTACCGGCAAAGTAAAACCGGCTGTCATTCCAGCGCCTACTTTAATCATGGAATCGCCTACGCTATTAATCGAACCGCTCAACTTTTGAAGACTTGAGCCAGTCTGATTTTTCAAACTAGCAAGGGAGGCTTGGGCCTCTTTCAAACCGTGTTGAAAGTCGGAAACGTTCGCTTTTAGTATGGCTGTTACGTCAAAATTTGCTCCCATTAATTACCTCCTTTCTATGCCTTATTCATCAACCTATTCCTTTCAGCCATATCCATTTTTCTGTTTGATCCGGACTGATTAGGTTGATTCTTTTTGAAAATCTTGTCAAATTCTTTTTGATGGTCATAAAAATCATTAAAGTTTTTAAAAGCCGGACGGGCGGACTTACCGCGCCCCTTTTGTGCTTTAACCGACTGATTAAACCAAGCCTGAATAGCAGAGTTTAACCGCTTGTCTTCTTGCTGGATTGCGTAAGCCATATTATAGATTTCAAATTCTTCTAGCGTTGTCCGCATAGCTTCCTTGAAAGTCATTCCGTGCCGGGCAATTAAAAGCGCCAGGGCTTCATCATAACCAAAATTAGAACTTGATTCTTGCGCTTGCCCTACTCCGCTAGGTTCATGGCCTTTTTGAGTAGGGGTGACGCTTTTAACTCTTGCATGATTTCTTCAATGGTCTGATCATACTTTTCATTTACAATTAGATCTTCAAGAAATTCTTCAATAGCGTCATTTGATGGCTTTTGTGCTTCCGTAACAGTCGCGGACTTAATCAAGTCAATCAAGGCCAAAGGGTCATTCATTGCGCGCCCAGCATTAAACATAGTCATAGCGCCATAACCCGTTTTCATCCCTTCCATTTCAACCGAATGAAGCTTATTCATTTCACGCAAGAAACCAATTCCAAAGCGTAAAGTATAGTCTTTTCCACCAATATTTAAAATCATGTGTGTTTTTCTCCTTTAAAAAAATTAAAAAAATAAGGGGCTTTAATAAGCCCCTAAAAATTAAGCTGGTAACCCAGTACCTTCGCCCTCTTTGGCCAAAGTGTGGTAGTCGTATTGTGCCTTATTAATAGCGGATTTTTGGCTTTCTGTTAGTGTATCTGTACTGATTACACCATTTCCATCAATCGCTACTTCATAGGTTAATTCAACCTTATCATCAGCCGGCGCGGAAATTTCAAAGTTTTTGAAGAATCCTTGGTAGTATTCCACGTCATATTTTTCTTTCCCGCCATCTTCAAATTTACTTGCAAGGTCCACGATCCAAACTTCAATTTTGTCAGTGTTGCGGAACCATTTGCGCATTTCTTTCCACATATTCACCGTGTCTTTGTCTTCACGGTAAGCTAGGGAAGTAAATTCTCCTGAAGTTTCACCATCTGAAACAGAGTTCACCACTCCATCTTTTGTTTTTGTGGTTTCAACTTCTTTTTCAGCGTTCAAAGTAAGTTCTGTTTGGAATCTTACTTTTCCGGCGTCTTGTTTCTTTTGATCTTTAACACGTCGGAAAAACGCGATAAAATCTTTTCCTTGGATCAATTCTGCCATTTGTTATTTTTTCTCCTTCTTAGTGTAAGTGAACTTGACATCCAAAACCACATGAAGCAATGGCTGGACGTCTGTATTATCTGGTATGATCTGTTTATTCGTGCTAGTGTGCTGTAAGTGATATTCCCACTTTCCAGAAATCTTTTTGACATTCGTTTCTAAATAGGCTGTTATATCGTCCAAAATAGCCCGCTGTGAGCGTTCAGCGTAAATGTGGACCGTTTGGCCCACCTCACCCCAAAGGTCGTTATTTGGGCTTTCTAGGGCGTTGTTTTCGCCTATATAGATAAAGGGGTATTGTGTCCCGGCTTCGGGCAAAAAGTCAAAGGTTTTTTCCCTTGCTTCCGCCATCTGATAAATCAATCTGAATAATTCATGGTTTGGCGTCATTTAAAAACCCCT